TCCGGAAACAACTGCATCAGTTGAAACTCCAGCTTCTAGTGTAGTAGGTGCTGGAGTTTCAACTGATGCAGTTGTTTCCGGCTTTGGGTTTGCTTGGCTTTTAACTGCAAGATCATCAATTGCAACACCTTTTTGCTGTGCAATAACTTCGTTCAATTCACTTAGTAGTACTACACTTGATCTGTTAGGAACCATTTCAATCTCGTTTGTTGGAAATTTACGCATATGGCCAGTTGTATGTAGTCCAGTTAACATATTTCTACCATCTGAAAGATATGTACGTTGCATTGCTTCGTAAAATTCATCTGCTCTTTGTCCTGCATCTGATTCGACTAACTTCATTAGATCGTCATGATCTGCTGCTGCTAGAGCATCTGATGTAACAACTAAGCACGAATATGGATCGTTTGGAATCGTACGATACGCTACAACTACCTTTCGTTGATTGTTTTTAATTCTTCCTACGTGTTTATACATGTATTACTCGCTTTCTGTAGCCTCTGGTGCTGGCGCCGCGGCTGCTGCGGCCTCTGCTGCTTCTTTGGCTTGTTTTTGTTGCTCTTCAACATTGTTTAGGAACAACTCTAATTTATTATAGATAATACCTACAGCTGCCATTTCTTTTGGTTTAAATGCACTACGTTCACTAGCAACATCAATGATGCCTTTCATAGTAGCTAGATCCTGGATTGTTAGTTCGTTTGGATCTGTTTGTGTCTGTTCTTCTGCCATTTTAATACTCCTATTATAAATTACTTATTTGGCTTTTTTTAATTGTACTTCAGATGTGGACAAGCTAATAAGAAATAGCTAAGTTCTGAAGGTGATTCAAATCCTACTTTCATTGAAGGTGTGATTTGATCGTTTACTAATTGGACCGATCGTCCAATAAAATATCTACCGTTACAGTTTGATGTAATCCATTCTTCCATTGCACTAGTAATATTATATTTCATTGCAAAGGTCGTTGTTTCAAAGTAAGGAGGACAAAAATCCAACTTACGTATATCTAAAACATTTAAAGGATTAATTTTACCTTTTATCACGCAGCCTCCTCGTAGTGCGCTGTCATGCCGAATGGCGCCTCAAGGTTCTTATCGTGGTGTGAATGAATTACAAACACTGTTTCACACCAGTCTGGGTCACCCCAACTATCCCATGCGTATCCATCTGTAAACATAATAAAACGCTTGGGTTGAATACCATGCTCTTTCATATAGTTCCAGTTAGCATCAAAGTCAGTACCGCCACCGCCTTTAATTTCGTATTCGGTAATTTCACGTCCATCGTCGCCTGCAAAATCATCTTCGTTGTATACACTTGTATCAAAGCACCAGATCTTAATTTTATAATCTTTAAACTGATCCATGATGCCTTTTACTTCACCTAAAAAGTCTGCGGCTTGTGCATTACCAATTGATCCACTCATATCAATTGCAACACAAATATCAATAGTTTCGTCAAAATTCATACCTGGAAGAATAGCACCAGTATGCCAACCTTTGCGTGATGGGCGACTAAATGTATAATCGCTTTTAATTGTGCTTTGAATCTGTTGTTGAATAAGTTCACGCCAGTTCATTTTAGGTTCAGTTAGTTCTTTGATCAAACGCTGTACACCTACTGGTGTATTTCCAGCACCTGCACTTTGAGATGCTTGAATCATTGCTTCTTTAATTTCATCTTTAATAGCTTCACGTTCGGCTTTGCTATATGTTGGACGACCTTTGCCTTCTCCTTCGTCGCCGTCGTCACCTTCGCCTTCCCAGTCAATATGTTCGTCTAGCATTTCGCCTAGTTGCTTTAGGTATTCTTCACCGTTCTGTTTAGCTTCTTCATACAAGTCGTCGTACACTGCTTCACTAGCCCAACCACGGTATTTAAAGTCTTGAAAGCAATTTACAATACTTGGGATAGTTCCAATTCGATCATCTACTAACAAGTTATTAACAATATAGTCACATGCAATATTATATAGTCGAGGATCACGATCTTCTCTACGTGTTAAATGATCAAATACCATATGTAGAATTTCGTGTGCAAGAACAAACTCAATTTCTTTATTGTTCATTGCATTAAAGAACTGTACATTGTAGAATAAGTTACGACCGTCTACAGCGGCAGTAGGAAGCCAATCAGCACGTTGAACTTTCAAACGTGTTGCCATATTACCAAAGAAAGGGTGTCGTAATAGCAGTCCGATACGAGCAGTAATAATACGTTCGTATACATCGACATTCATTTCGTCCAACTGTTCATCTGTTAGATCGGGATCAGGTTGCCATGTACGTAATTCAGATGCTGTCTTTTCTGTCGACATCTTCATTGCAACATAATGTGGTAAAAAGTCTAACATGCGTATTCTCCTTCAGTGCCTATATACTTATAATACACTTCTATTTACGTTTTGTCAAGAGAAAAGTTGGGCGAGATTGACCCGCCCAACTGTATGGCGTCTTATGCACTCTGTGCAGCCTTGATGTATTTGCCATAACGGTCATGAAATTCATCAAAACATGCAATTGCGTCTGGATCAATTGGCAGTGAGTATTGCGTAAGAGCTAATTTGATACCCATAACAACTAATTCAGTTTCAAAGTTATCCATTGCAAAGCGTAAAAAGTTGTTGACTTTATCATCAAACTTTTTATCATTTTTGTCACATGCTTCTTTAAGCTCATAACAAAGACTTACAGTCAAGGAATACTTGGCACTGATTTCTTGTGTCTGTAATTCTTTTACTTTGCCGGATAAAATATCGCTTGGATTAGGCATACTAGATGCAATCTTGCGATGCGCCATAAATTTAATTCCAAGTCCTTCTCCAACAGAACCAGCAACTAGATCTGTTGTAGTAGACTCATCATCATCGTCTTCAAGTAGTTCTGATACAAATGTCCATGAGCGAGGAGAAGCAAATGAACGACTAGAACTACGTGGATCAAAATCATACAAATCGCCTTTGGCAAAAGTTAAGTAGCCAACAACGTCTTTGTGGATATTGTTTGCAACTGACCATTCAAACCAGTCGTCAAAATTGACAGCTAATTCTAAGTGAACGAATCGGTTAGCAAGTGGAGCAGGCATACGATATGTCACGCCTTTGTCTGCTTCACGGTTACCTGCGGCAACAATAACTACATTGTCCGGTAACTTATATTCACCAATACGACGATTAAGTGTCAACTGGTACGCAGCCGCTTGTACTGCTGGTGCCGCAGAATTCATTTCATCTAAGAACAATGTAATATGATCATACTTAGATGCCATTTCTTCATCTGGCAATTCCATAGGTGGTGCCCACACCATTTTACCTTGTGTTGAATCAAAGTAAGGAATGCCTTTAATATCTGTTGGTTCCCAAAGAGATAGTCGAATATCAATCAAATGACTGTTAGGAAAGCTATCGTTTACTTGCCCTACGATATCTGACTTACCAATACCTGGAGGACCCCAAATAAAGATAGGACGTTTTTTGCGCATTGCCCGGCGCAAACTTGCTTTTGCCTTGTTTGGCGAAACTGTTCTTAAATCTGACATGCTGTATTCCTCTCATGTTTATCAGTGCCTATAAACTAATATAACATTGGAATGGTTGCTTGTCAACCTTTACTTGGTAAGTTTTCTGATCTTTTCATGGCTTTTGTTATACCGTACTTACGAAGATCGCCACTGAACAGTGTAAGTTCAACTGCTTTTTTCTCGTTGGTTACGTGTATAGCAGTGTTATCAAGGTAATACGGACAGTCAATAAACTGATCTAAAAATATAATTACCTGTGTGGTGATTGGCATATCTGGTGGATACAGTATTCTATATGTTGCTAGATCAATTTTAGAAAGCATATCAAACCCTTCTTCGGTTAAACGAAGTCCGCCGACTTCCTTTTCTCTAGTGTTCTTCCACCATGTTGGAAAGTACTGAGCTATGTTCTCTTTACTAATTGCCAGGTTAAGTTGTTTTAAAAAAAGTTTTGTATATACTGTCTTATTCATCTGTAACTTTTTCGCCTGCTGTTAATTTAAATACAGCAAAGTCGTTAGTCTTAAACATTATGTTTAGTTTTTTAGAAAGATTAATTGCATGTCCTGGATTTGAAAAACTTGTTTTCTTATACTTAGGTCCGGGATAATTTGTTAATTTGTTTTGTGACTTTAAGTTAAATGGTTTGTCTTTATAGAATACCGCCCAGATAGCTTCAGCATCGAGCACTTGCTCACTCTTGTAAGTTTTACCGTCTACAAATTCCATTAATATATTTGGTGCTGGTCTACTCATATGCGTATCCTTTAGTTATATACGCATATATTTATCATTTTAAATGTCTATTTCCATTCGCCACCACCGCCTATTTCTACTTTTATGATGTCATCTGACGCCCCACTAGCATTTTCTTTTACAAATTTTTCTAAGTCTCCGTGTATACGAGACATAACAATACCAAGTGCAAATGCTAGATTTTTTGCTTGTGCAATATCCATACGAACTTCTTTGGCACGACTGTTTTCAGCAGCCTGAACTTGTTTGATAAACTGTTGTAATGGAGCAGTATTAAGTGGTTCGTTTGACATTGCTTAGAGCCAGTTTCATTTCAATTTCAGTCTTATAAGGACCCATATATTCATTGCGCTCAACTGTAACTTGCTTTGGACAAAAACTTTTAAGCCAGTTTACGTTAAACTTAATTAGATAATAACCAGCACAATACACACTACGACTCTTTTCACTTTTTGTAAACAACGGAAGTTTGTTTTGTATATCAAACATACTGTTGTATGGTGTTGTGCGTGTAGGAAATCCATGCACTGAAAAGTCTTTTTGCTCTTCAGGTGCAATAACTTTTGCAGTTAAAAAACTAGGCCCAAACTTTTTAGTTAGATCTGATGCATCGGAGTGAAAGGTAATTTTACCTTTGTTACTAAAAATGAAACCTTCGTCGTTTTTACTAATTGTGCCAACTTTTTCTCCGGCTTCTTCGACAATCCAAAACTTATCCTCTAAGATTGGTTTAGCATTAATTGTCATTTATATACCTCGCTTGTAATGGTGTTGCATAAGATGCTGCCTGGTCTGCAATACGTTGCATATCCCACTTAGCACAGAATTTCATAAGACGCATGCCTACTTGTTGTACTTCTTTAGGCTTTGCATTTTCTTCAATAGTACTATTAATTATCTCTCTAATATCTGCAGGTTGTGCAGTCAAGTCACATAGTACAACATTGCGGTTGTAGTCATCTAGTACACGATGTTCTTCGCCATTATGATCAGTCCAGCGTTGCAACATCATATTGTTCCAGTTGTAACCTTTAGTGTCTTTGTCTGCAAATGCTTCAATAAGACCTACTTTGTTCTTAGTGCCTTTCTTGCGTACACCGGGGTAAGCACTAAACACGTTGTCACTAGTATCGCCACGCATACACTTTTCAAACAACATAAAGTCGGGCTCGGGTGCAGGCTTAGGCTCTTTAGTCTTCTTGTCAATAACAGGCTCACGCTTCTTATCGTCAAAGTATCCTTCGTGTGTAATAATAGTATTGCTAACACCGTTGTACTGTTGTACATTAGGTGCAATAAGTTGTGCAAAGTCGCCGTCAGTACTAATAATAACATGATTGTCATTAGGGTGTGCTTGCACCCAACCAGCAATTAAGTCATCTGCTTCTAGTTGCGGATGACGCATTACTGTACAGTTAGTTTTGTCTGTAATAAATGTTTTAAATTCGTCAAAGCACTCCCAAAAGATTGTATCTTCTTCTTGCTGTGCAGGAGTTAGTGCATCGCGAGCAACTTTTCTGTTGCGCTTGTAAGGCTCATAATAGTCCTTGCGCCAGCTACGACCTTCTAAACAAAACACAACATGATCTGCATCAAAGTCTTGCCATGCTTTCTTAACACCTGACAATGTAATATGGAAGGCCATACCGACCTTAGTGTCAATATCGCCACGTACTACATGCCTTGCACGAAAGAAAGTGTTAGCAGTGTCTACTAGAATATAAGTTGCCATTAGTTTGCCTATTGTTGTTTATATATACGATTATATACGATTATATACGATTTGTCAAGCATTAACTTACTTCGCTTTTGCCTTTATCAATTGGCACTACATTAATGTAACCAGTGTTTACTTTAGAATCAACTGCTTCTTCTTGTAGCATGTTATACACAATGTCACGGAACCATCTATCAACAATTTCTTCTTCGGGATCTGATTCTTCTCCGTATCCGTTTTGTATTAGTTCTTGAATAAAGTATTTGTTCCAATCAAGCTCAAAGAACCCATTACGGATATTGTCTCCGTTGACTTGCATATCAAGTACATTTACCCAAGGTTCCTTCTTACGTGTTGCATATTCTTTTGGATCACGTACTTTAATAACTTCTAGTTCTTTTTGTTCCTTAGCAGTAACGCCTGTTAAGTCTCTTACTTTTTTACTCCACCATCCCATTATAGACCTGCCTTTCTAAGTGCGTCTTGATCGATAGGCGCCTTCATAGCCTTTTCGTGTTGTGCATTTTTATATTGTCTAAGTTCCCCAGGCATTTCCGAATAAGCTGATATGGAGTCTTGGGGTAAATCGCCATCCTTCTGCCATACACGCTTCAGCCACGTCTTTAACGTTGAGGGTGTATTCTTCACTGCGTCCGCCCATTGGCATAAGATATACCGGACATTCCACCCCGGCACTTCTGTAAGCGTCCACAGCTCTTTTAACTTCTTCAAAGTCGTCTTCAGTAGCCACAACAAACTTAAGATAAAGTTCGCTATCAGTAACGCACTGATACTCACTAGCAACATCAGGCTTGATAGCAGTTTCCCAAGGTTCTCCTGAGACACTAAGTTTTGGGGAACAACTCCAAGTGACTGTAAGTCTGTCGCTGTTGTTGAGATAGTTGTAG